GCTCATGGCTGCGAATGAGTGCTTCGTGGATACGAACGAGAATAATTGGCGATTTGATCCGGTAACGCTCAGGTGGGTCAGAGCTGACCCCGTTCAGCCGCCTTCGTTTTGAAACACTCAACCTCAGGAGAGTAACATGGACGAAATCCACACCCCAATCCCCCCGGTTGCATCTCCTTCGCCCACACATGAAGAGCCTAAGCCGCAACCTTTTGCCACTGCTCTAGGCCCCAATCCATCGGTTCCATTCAAGCCGAACGAGCCTGTCAAGACAGAGCCGCTTGCCAAGCCCAAGGCTGAAGATCCGCCTCCCACCAAGGAACAGCACATCGAGGCCATTCGGTATCTCATCGATCAACTGCTCAAGGAAAGTGATGAGCACACAGCTGCTTACAGGGCCGTGCACCTGATCCTGCCGCACCTCGACGCGATCGAGGACAAGAAGCCCGAGAAGACGGTCAAGTGGTGACGAGGTCGCCTCAATATGAGGAAGATTGAACAGCATATCTCGCAAGAAGGTTTTTTTAAGCTAAAGGAAGTCCTTTTAGAGGCAGAATTAGCTGGATATAGTGCTGATGCCTGCGCTGCTATGGCGCTAACCAGCATTAGCCTCCGGCCTGAACCTTTTGTGGAAGTTGTTTTCGTTGTCGATCCCAAACTGGGTGGTCCAGTCTGAGAAATCGAATGGTGAGCGACAGAATGCTATTCCGCGGCAAGCCTCTCGAAGAGATGTCGAAAGACGAACTATTCGAAGCCATCCAGGATTGCGACGACATGTTGCATGCCCTGAAGTCGCCCAACCGGGCGCGGGAGTTCACGATGGTCGCGAGGGAACTGAAGCTGCGGGAAGTCGCGGCATCTCAATAATTTAACCCGTATAATATTATGGCCAGACCAGCAGGTTCCCCAAATAAAGACAAGCCATTCCGAGACGCGCTCAGGATGGAAGCTGGCTTGGCTGAAAGCGGTGATGAAACTCCTGCAAACAAGGGCTCGCTTCGCTGGATTGCCCGTCAATTGCTCAATAGGGCGGGCGAGGAAACCGCAGCCGCTCGTGAAGTTGGCGACCGTTTAGACGGCAAGCCGGCGCAGGCAATCATTGGTGGTGATGAAGATGATCCGGCGATCAATGTTGCCGTTACCAAGATTGAGCTTGTAGCACTGGATGGTCCCACAGATTAAGTTGCCGCCAAAGCTGATCCCGGTCTTTGTGGGTGAGGCGATGTACCGCGGCGCATATGGGGGTAGAGGCTCAGGCAAAACCAGATCATTCGCCACGATGGCGGCGGTCTTTGGAGTCCGGTTTGCAGAGGCCAACGAGCCTGGAGTAATCGTTTGCGGGCGGGAGTTTATGAATTCCCTTGACGAAAGCTCGATGGCAGAGGTGAAGGCTGCGATTGCCTCTGATCCTTGGTTGACTTCCAAATATGACGTTGGCGAAAAATATATCAGAACCAAAGATCGCCGGATTGAATTTGCTTTTATCGGTCTCCGGCACAATCTTGACAGCATTAAATCCAAGGCTCGGATTCGCCTTCTTTGGGTGGATGAGGCTGAGCCCGTTTCTGAAACGGCATGGATGAAGGCTATTCCCACCGTCCGCGAAGACAATTCTGAAATATGGGTGACGTGGAACCCCGAGAGAAAGAAAAGCGCAACGCATAAGCGGTTCCGCGTAAGCCCGCCGGAGGGCGCAAAGATAGTCGAGCTAAACTGGCAGGACAATCCGCGGTTTCCGAAGACCTTGGAGAAGACCAGGCTTGAGGATAAGGCCAAACGTTCGGATCAATATGAGCATGTTTGGGGTGGCGGGTTCGTGACAGTGGTAGCCGGCGCCTACTACGGAGGCTTCCTCACCGAAGCCAAGGAAAAGGGCCGGATTAGTCCGGTTGAGTTTGATCCGCTAATGAGGATCAGGGTCTATTGCGATCTTGGCGGGACTGGAGCCAAGGCAGATGCCTTTGCGATGTGGCCAGCTCAGTTCATCGGTCAGCAAATCCGAACTCGGGATTATTACGAGGCCCAAGGTCAACCACTAGCCACGCATATTCAGTGGTTGCATTCGAAGGGTTATAAGCCCGAGAGAGCAGATATCTATCTGCCTCATGATGGCGAGACCAACGACAGGGTAATAGATGTTTCCTTTGAAAGTGCCTTTCGTGCAGCTGGGTATGAGGTCGTCGTGATCCCGAACCAAGGCAAAGGCGCGGCCAAGATGCGCGTCGAGGCGGGCCGGCGCGTATTCAATTTGATCTGGTTTGATGAGGAATCGACGGAGGATGGCCGTGATGCGCTCGGCTGGTATCACGAGAAGAAGTCCGATGATGACCGGGAGGCATTGCTTGGTCCTGAGCACGATTGGTCAAGCCATGGTTCGGATGCTTTTGGCCTGATGTGCGTGGCATATGAGGCCCCGGTTGAGCGCAAGGAATATGTGGCGCGCCGTGCCGGCTCATGGATGGGCGCATGATACGGATTGGAAAAATCACGTTCAAGGGTCGGTATGTTCCGATGAACAAATCGATATACCCGACTGTCTATGAGAACGGATACGAGCGAGCGGCTATTTTCGAATTTGTATATGCCGGCGTAGACCGCGTCATCTACAGGCGCGTCGCCTGATGGCTTACGACTCCGACAAGCCCGACGACGGTGACGACAAGAAGGCCAACAAGAAAGCCAACAAGAAAGACTGGGAAGCCGTCCACAAGACCGCGATGGAGGAATACACCCGCGACTATGACAAGGAGCGGAGCAATATCGATGAGGCTTACGAGGACCTGAGGTTCCGAAGAGGAACGCTTCGGGATCAATGGGACGATGAGGCCTTACAGGCTCGCAAAGGCCGTCCCTGCCACGTCGTCAATAAGCTGCCGCAGTTCATCCGTCAGGTCACGGGAGACATGCGCCGCAAGAAGCCGGGCATCAAGGTTGTTCCGGTGGACAGTGGAGCTGATGTTGAGACCGCTGATGTCCGCGGCGGCATGATCCGATACGTTGAAAACCGTTCCAAGGCGAAGCACGTTTACACCACGGGCGCGGACAGCCAGGTCACCTGCGGCATTGGCCATTGGCAGGTTATGACCGAATACGCTCATTCCGGGACGTTCAATCAGGAAATCCGGATTGGTGGTATTGATGACGGTGTGGCGGTGGTCTGGGATGCCGATGCCTCGGGCCCAACCAAGGAAGACGCGGACCATTGTTTCGTGCCGACCGATATGTCCCTGGCCAAGTTCAAGGCGCGCTGGCCCGAGGCAAAGACTGATGGATTTGATACTCCCGGTGGGGAGACCTTCGTCAACTGGTCGTCCGACGAGCATATCCGGGTAGCGGCCTATTGGAAGAAGAAGCCGATCAAGCGAACACTTGCCTTGATGCAGGACGGCACGATTGACGACCTGACGGACGTGCTGAAGGATTCCGACAAGGGCGCTATTGCTTCCGGCATGGAATACCTGAAAAGCACAGGTGCGCGGATCGAGGAGCGGAATAGCTACACGGTCTGTCGTTATCTGATGTCGATGGGCGAGATCCTCGAGGAGGCCGACTGGCCGGGCATGCATATCCCGGTGATCCCGGTAGTTGGCGAAGAAGTCCGGGTTGGCCGCGACGTTTACCGGCATGGCGTGGTCAGGTACGCCCGCGATCTCCAGCGGCTGGAAAACTACTACGCCTCGGCTGAGACCGAGGTTATTGCGTTGCAGCCGAAAGCACCATGGCTTGGCACCAAGAAGAATTTCCAAGCTCGGTTGGATCTTTGGGAAACCGCCAACACCGAAAACCATCCTTATATGGTTTATACGCCAGATGCAGCAAACGGTAATAAGGAGCCGTCACGCATCCAGCCTCCGGTGGCATCTCAAGCCATCATCGAGGGCAAGCAGCGCAATTCGGAGGACATGAAGGCCGTCATCGGCATTTACGATGCGAGCCTTGGGGCGAAGTCGAATGAGACTTCTGGAATTGCCATCCAGCGGCGGGATGCGCAAGCAGATACAGGTACTTTTGTCTACCACGACAATTTCGCGCTTGCGATCGAGCGCACTGCAGAAATCGTCAATGAGCTATTTCCGAAGATCTACGACACGCAGCGGACGATGCGGATCATTGGTGATGACGGCAAACCGAATCTTGTCGAGATCAACAAGCCTCAAGTAATGAACGGGGTCGATCGCATCCAGCACGATATGACTGCGGGTTCATACGATGTGGTAATGGAGGAGGGCCCGGCCTACGCGACCAAGCGTGAGCAGGCGCAAGATGGAATTATGGCGTTCATCCAGGCCTTCCCGCCGGCCGCGGCTGTATTGGGGGACATTTTCGCCAAGATCATGGACTTCCCGCACACTGAAGAGATCGGCGAGCGCTTGGAAGAAATCCTTCCACCCCAGGTCAAGGCAAAGCTGCAGCAGGAGCGGGCTGAGGCTGAGCAGGCAAGTGGAAAGCCGCCCTCACCTGAGATGCAACAGCAGGCCCAAGCGCAGCAGGCAGCCCAGCAAGAGGCGCAGCAAGCCAAGCAGATGCAGATAGCACAGATGCAGGCCACGGTCGAGGAAGCCACTGCCAAGGCTGAGACAGCCAAGCAGAATGCTCGCAAGGCCAAGGCGGACGCGGATAAGGCTGAGAGCGATGCTCAGACCGCCAAGGCCAATTTCGCTAACAGTACCATGGATCATCTGCGGACGATCGAAAGCCACGACCATGAGATGGCGCGCGGTCAGATTGGCCACGCTCAGTCCACGCAGCACGCCCAAGACAAGCACGAGATCGATCTGACCCTGAAGGGCTTTGGCGAGGCCAGAGCGGCCGAGCAGCACGAGCAGGGCGCCGAGAAGCACAAAGAGACCATCAAGCAGATGAAGCAGCCAGAACCTGTTATGGCTGAATAGGTTTTGCGCGGGCGAAGAGACTGCGCAAAAAGGCGGCCGGGGTAGATCGCGGTGCGCACATAAGGTCAGGCCCCAAAAACGGCTCCGGGTAAAATCGGAGCCGTTCGCTTATTTGAAATAAAGAAGAAACATCCGGCAGAGGTCGAATAATGCAACCAGCAGCAGTTGCTACCCGTTATGGCAGGGCCAGCCCTATCACTCCTAGTGATACGAATACGTATGTTCCGGCAACCGGCGGCCAGCTTCAAGGACTCTATATCGGCGGCGCTGGCAATGTAGCGGCTCGCATGTTGGATGGCTCTGTTGTCACATTCAGCGCTGTTCCGGCCGGCACGCTTCTCCCGGTGCAGTGCGATCGGGTGATGAGCACGAATACCACGGCGACGCTCATTATCGGGCTTCGGTAATAGATTCCGGCGCTAGACGCTGGTTACCAACTGCCTTCGGGCGGTTTTTTCATGAGCACCATACATGGCAGACGAAGAGATCAAGCCGGCGGAAACGCTGGAGATCAAGGATGAAGGCAGGAATCTCGACGAGGCTTCGGCGGAAGCCAAGGTTGAGGAAAAAGTTGAGCCTAAAGAGGGTGAGACTGAAGTTGCTGGCGAGGAAGCTGGCGACGATGGCAAGCCCAAGAAACTAAGCGGCGCGGCGCGGAATAAAATCCGTGAAACGCGGCTGATACAGGAACTCGCGCAACGCGAGCGTGAGATTGAAGAACTCCGACGTTCAGCGCCGGCGAAGGCCAGCGAGACGGAGGAGAAAAAGCCGGTAGAGGCCGACTTCAACGGGGATTTCTTTGCGTTTCAGCAAGCCGCTACGGCCTTCGAGGCTGCTAAGGCGGTTCGTGATGAAATCCGCAAGGATCGTGAAGCCCGTCAACAGTCGGACAATCAGGCCGAACAGACCAAAATCGCAAGAGAGCGCACGGTAGCGCATCTGGAGCGGGTCGAGGACGCACGCGAGGTAATTGCGGACTTCGATGTGGTCATGAAGGCGATGGACGGCGTGAAGGTCCGCAACGACGTGATTGACGAGATCATGTCGTCGGACAAGAGCGCCGAGATTTCATATTACCTCGCCAAGAATCCCCAAAAACTCGCGGAACTGGACCGCATGAGCACCCGAGAGCTGGCCCGCGAAATGGGACGGTTGGAGGTGACCATCAAGCTCCCGACCGCGAAGAAACAAACCTCAGCCCCGCCGCCGCTCGATCCGCTCAAAGGAGGGGCGAGCGGCTCATTCAATCCGGAAACCGCTTCGATGGACGATTATGTCGCGAAGCGCAAAGCCGGATGGAAGGGCTGACCCTCTTCATCTGATTGCCCGCAGTGATGCGCGCGGTCCCAGGGCACGCAGTGATGCGCCCCGCCAGAAGGAACTACTTCAATGACGCAACGCGTCTTAACCGCGGACATCATCGCTAAGGAAGCGATCATGATCCTCGAGAACAACTGCGTGATGGGCAATCTCGTCTATCGCGGCTACGAGGAAGAATTTTCAAATCAGGTCAACGGCTACGAGAAGGGTGAAACCATATCGATCCGTCGTCCGACCGACTTCACGGTCCGCTCCGGCGCGGTCGCCGCGGTGCAGGAAGTCATGGAAGGCAAGACCTCGATCACCGTCGATACCCAGGAAGGCGTAGACTTCAAGTTCACTTCTTCCGATCTGACCCTGCGCATCGGGGATTTGTCCCAGCGTGTGATCAAGCCGGCGATGGTGCAGTTGGCAAACTCGATCGATATGAAGCTCGCTGCCCTTTACAAGGATGTCTGGAACTGGGTTGGTACGCCCGGCCTGACCGTCGACAGCTTCGCTGACTTTGCCAAGGCTCCGACCCGTCTCGACCTCGGAGCTGTGCCGGCTGACGACCGAAACGCGGTGCTGTCCCCGACAGACGAATACGGCATGCTTGGTTCGCAGACTGCATTGTATATGCAGGAAGTGGCCAAGGATGCCTACCGTAACTCGAACTTGGGTCGGATTGCCAGGATCGATACGTTCTCAACCCAGAACGTGCAGACCTTCACGGCCGGCACCCGCGACAACACCACGCCGACCATCAAAGGCACGCAGTCCACCACATGGGCTTCGACCAAAGACACCGGCACGATGTCTTTGAACACCGTTGGCTGGGATGCCTCTGCCACACTCAAGCAAGGCGACGTGTTCATCATCGATCTGGTGTTCGCGGTTAATCCCGTGACCAAGGCAGTACTGCCGTATAATCAGCAGTTCGTTGTCAAGGCCGATGCGACCGCCAACGGCACCACGACCTCGACCACGACGTTGACGATCTCGCCGCCGATCATCACCTCCGGTGCGTTCCAGAACGTCAGCGCGGCGGCCCTGGACGCGGCCACGATCACGATCCTCGGCACGGCCTCGACCGGCTACGCCCAGAACATGGTGTTCCACAAGAATGCCTTTGCGCTGGTCATGGTTCCGTTGGTCAAGCCTCCTGGTGCGGTGGAGGTCTCGCGGCGGTCCTACAAGGGCTTCAATGTTCGTGTCATTCCTTACTATGACGGCACCAACGACCAGAGCAACTGGCGTTTGGACGTTTTGTACGGGGTGAAAACTCTGGACCCCCGTCTCGCCACCCGCCTGTCGGGCAGCTAACAACTGAAGGAGAACTCACATGACTGTTGGCGTTTATCCCAAGCAGCTTTCTGACGCTGGTCCGTTGGGAACATTAATGGGTCAGTCCGCAACCGACCTGATCGGCTTCTACGGCGTGGCAACTCCGGTTGCGCAGCGTGCGTCGTCAGTTCAGGCAACCTCGTTGATCTCGGCTTACACCTCCACCACGGCTTCGGCCCTGATCGGGGCTTTGCTGGTTGAGATCGCGAATACTCTGACCGGACTTTCCCTTTGGAAAGGGGCGGCCTGATCGTGACAACGGGCAAGCGGACAAAAGTCGTATTCGTTTGCCCGACTGTCACCCGGCCATACGATTGTTTTCTAAAAGCGATGGAGGCTTCTGTTCCATTGTTGGATGGGTTCTATCATCAAATCATCTTCGAAGTGTCAAACCCCTATATCAGCGCCGCCCGTGCCAACTTGTTGCGGAAGGCGCTGGATGCTGATGCTGACATCATCGTCTTTATTGACCACGACCTGAGTTGGAAGCCAGCCGACCTTTTGAAATTAATCGAAACCCCCGGCGATGTCGTGGCGGGGCTCTATCGGTTCAAAAAGAATGAGGAAGAATACATGGGCGCCGTGGTGACGGACGCCAATAACGTTCCGCAAGGCAGGGCATCCGATGGCGCTCTCTCAGGTTTTCGTGTCCCGGCAGGCTTCCTGAAGATCACCAAGGAGGCCGTCAACAAGTTCATGGAAGCGTATCCAGAGCTTTGCTACGGGCCTTATTATCAGCCCTCGGTTGATCTGTTCAATCATGGGGCGCATGAACGGCTTTGGTACGGCGAGGATTATGCGTTCTCGCGAAGATGGCTTGCAACAGGGGAGCGGATCTGGATCGTGCCTGATCTGGACATTGATCACCACTCACAGGACCAGGTTTACAAGGGCAATTTCCACAAATTCCTGACAAGGCTGAATAGCTGATGGAGCTTCTGGTAGGAGCTGGCGCCAAGCGTGAGAAGCATCTTCGCCGTCCGGACCGCCCCGAGTGGGACAATCTCGTCACGCTTGATATGAACCCGGATCACAAGCCGGATGTAGTCTGGGATCTGACGCAGCGCCCGCTACCCTTCGAGGACAATACCTTCGATGAGATCCACGCCTATGAAGTGCTCGAGCATCTCGGACAGCAGGGCGATTGGCGAGCCTACTTCGAAGAATGGTCGGAATGGTGGCGCATCCTAAAACCCGGCGGGCAGTTGTTTGCAACCTCGCCCATGTGGAACTCTGTTTGGGCCTTTGGCGATCCCGGCCATACCCGCGTTATGAGCATCGGATCTCTGGTCTACCTGAACCAGCCCGAATACACCAAGCAGATCGGCCAAACCGCGATGACGGATTATCGGTTCGTCTACAAGGCCGATTTTGACATGGCGCTTTCCGAAACCCACGATGAATGCTTCGCCTATAGCATGATCGCCGTGAAGCCGTCGCGGATTTCAATATGAAAAAGCCGAGCGTGATGGTGTGCCTTCCTGCTTATGGTCAAACAAACTGCACCGTGACCACGGAATCGCTGTTCAAGCTGGCGCAGTTCTTCACGCTCAATTCTATCAGACATCAGCTCTCATGGTACTCAGCAGCTGACATCGTCGAGGTCCGTAACCTGTTTTTGACCTCGTGGTATGATTGCCACCCACAATATTCGCACATGCTGTTCATCGACGCGGATATGGGCTTTGAGCCGGAATTGATCCGCGACATGATTGATTTCGACAAGCCATTGACCGGGACGTTCTACGCCCGGCGGCAAATGCCGGCCTCTGTGGTCGGCGCAGCACTTCATCCCGATCATTCCTTTCCGGACATCAAGAGCGGGTTCCTGCCGGCGGCTTATGTCGGTGGAGGCGTCATGCTGATCAAGCGCTCGATGATGAAGGAGATGCTGGAGAAGAAACCGGAGCTGATCGATGCGCTTCCCAGCGTCCTTGCACAAGCTACCAGCCTTCCCCTGACGCGGCTGATCCGTGCCTTCGACACCATTATTGAGGACAACCGCAGGCTTTCCGAGGACATTTCGTTCTGCTCCCGCTGGATCGAGTGTGGAGGAGAGATCTGGGCCAATGTGATGCACAAGATCGATCACGTCGGGCCGTTCAACTTCCATCTCCGCTACGGCGGGATCATGGAAAAGACATGGAACGAGGATCAGGCCAATGCCCAAAACGCGGCTTGATCTCGTCAATCAGTGCCTGATCAATCTTGGTGTCTATACCTACGGCCAATCACTATCGCCTGAAGACCTTCTAAAGATGGACGGCTTTATCGATCCGTCTATTGCCTTGCTGGAGGGCAAGGAGATTTATTTCGTAGCGGATGCGGGTACGGCAGCCGGTACCGACGGATCTCCAACATCTGGCGAGATCGATGACGCGGCCTTTTTACCGTTGGCGGACTGGATTGCGAATCGGGCTTGTTCCGGTTTTAATCTGGCGGCGGATGCCAAGATGCAAGCCCTGGCCTCCTTGGCTGAAGCTGATCTGATCACACTGTCAGCTCCGAAATCGACCCTTCGGACGTTGCGGGTCGATCCGGCCTTGAGGCCACGTCGGCTTGGTTGGTATCGTGGTTAAAAAGACGATCCCGTTTCCGGTCCAAACGGCACCGGGAGCAAAGCCACAAGAGGCCGGTGGTCGGATTATCAATGGCTATGTCGAGGAACTGGGACCGCAGGCGCCGGGCAAGACGGTCATTCGCCGGGCTCCGGGGCTGGTCAACTTCGGGACATCGGCCCGGACCGGATTTCGCGGCTCGATCGTTGTCAATGCCGTGTTGTATGCGGCCTATAATGGCAAGCTGGAGAAATGGACCAGCGCGGGTGGTGCATCAGTTAATGTAGGCAATCTGAACGGCACCAAGCGGGGCTTCTTTGCTGCCAATAACAACACCACGCCGGATAAGGTATTCGTCGATCCGGACGGTAATATCGCTACCTTCACGCCGAGCGCGGTTACAAATTCATGGCCGGATGCGGATCTTCCTGCGGTCAACTCGGTTGATTTTCTCGATGGCTATCTGGTGTTCACGACTGGAGATGGCAGGGCGTTCGCGACAGATCTGAACTCGACCAGCGTCAACGCACTTAGTTTTGGCAAGGCAGAGGCCAAGCCGGACGGGCTGGTCCGCGTGGTCTCATGGGGCGGTCGGCTCTTGTTCTTCGGCAATCAGACGACGGAAGTCTGGACCGACGCGGGGACGACGCCGTTCCCGTTCGCTCGCAACACGGTCATTCCGCGTGGATTGGCCGGACCCTATTGCGTATCGGGATATGAGGATGGATTCTCCCGCGGACCGATCTTCATCGGGGATGATAGTTGCGTCTACGCTCTTCAGGGATACACACCCACAAAGGTTTCGACGCCTGACATTGATGGATTGATCGAGGCCGTCAGCGATAAGACAACTCTTGAGATGACCTGTTACATCTCAAAAGGTCATGCGTTCTGCGACATCTCCTGCCCGGCGTGGACCTGGACACTGGACGTGACGACGAGCCAATGGGCGGAAGGTGCAAGCTTTCTTGGAACTCGATCCCGACGCGCCGGAGCCATAAATGCATACAGCAAGTGGCTGACCGGCGACACGGCAGGTGGAAATTTCCAGCAGATAACGTCAACTGCGAATGATGAGGTCGGAAGCCCGTTAAGACTTCGCATCGAAAGCGGGCCCGTGATGAATTTTCCCAGCGGAACGGTGGTCGGAAGGGCTGATTTCTACTTCACGACGGGCGTTGGTATCGCTGCGGGACACGATCCGGATCAGACTGACCCCGACGTTGATATTTCCTGGAGCGATGACGGAATCACATGGAGCAACCCGATCAATCGAAAGCTCGGAAGGCAATCGGAGCCAAGGCAGTTGATCTCGCTAGTGGCCTGTACAGGGCGTACAGGCTGGCAGGGGCGCCGCTGGCGGCTTGATGTTTCTTCTGGTGTGTATGCAGGGTTCATGTTCGGAACGATGTCGGACGATCCCAGGGCCGTCTGATGGCAAGGATAAAGACCCCGCTGCAGGACGTTACCCCGATCGAGAATATACCGGGGCGATGGACACCTGACTGGTACGATTTCTTCAGGCAGTTGGATGGGCTTGATCCACTATCAAGCATTGTGTTTCCCCACGATGTTACGAAGTCCGATATTACGCGCACGCTTAATGCCCAGAGCGGGACGACTTACACCTTTGCGCTGGCAGATGCTGGCAGCCTGTGTGAGTTCACCAACGGCTCGGCCGTTACGGTGACGATACCGACCAATGCCAGCGTGGCGTTTCCGGTAGGGACACAGATCGATGTGACGCAAGGCGGGGCTGGAAAGGTGACTTTTGCAGGCGCGGGTGGTGTCACTTTGAAATCGGTCGGCAGCAACAAATCTCTCTCGGCTCAGGAAGCCGGCGGAACACTCGTTCAGATGTCGGCCAATGTCTGGAGGCTGGTTGGCAGCCTGATCCCATGAGCAGGTTTGGACTGGGGTTTCTGGGATCATTTGGAGGCAATGACGCTTTCGTAAAGAGTCTGCTGCATCTGGACGGGACCAATGGATCAACCACGATCACGGATGAGGCGGCTGGGAAATCTCCCGTCCTTTCGTGGACCTGCGTTGGCGATGCGCTGTCAACGGCAGATCAGAAGTTTGGAACAGCTAGTCTTTTGAATGCGGCTATTCAGTACATTACTACGCCGGACAACGCGGCGTTCAATGCTCTTGGTACGACGCCTTTCGTCTTCGACTGCTGGATCAACACGGCGAACTCCGGTTCGCAAATGTTCATGGCGGGGATTGGTCTCCGCAACGCGACGTTCTCGTTTTATCTGGTTCGCAATGCCGCGAACACGATCTCGTTCGTTACGCCTTCTGGCACGGTCACTACGGCCGGAACGGTCAGTTCTGCAGGTTGGCATCACGTCGCAGCGATCGCAGACGGTACAAATATCTACATCGCGCTGGATGGCGTGGTTTCGTCTGGAGTTGGGTACACGTCGCTGCCGTCTACTAGCGGCCCCTTCGATATCGGAACAGTTCACTTTACGGCGGGCACTATTTCCTTGAGTTTCCTCGGCAACATCGATGAGGCGCGACTGTCGATCGGCACTACGCGCGGGTGGACTTCGAACTTTACGCCGTTCTCGATGGCTTACGGACTATAATAGGAGGCTATCATCGGAAATATTTTCACAGACCTGTTCAGCACAGGTCCGGCAGATGAAGCTGCGAAGGCAAAGACTGCTGGTTTTACCGCGGGCAAGACCGATGCCAATGCGGCGCTTGATACCGGACAGGCCCAAGCAACCCCGCTATTCAATCAAGCTTATGGAGATTTCAGCACGCTAGCCGGTAAGTTCGGAGCCGGTCAGGACGCCTATAATAATGCCACGGGCGTAAACGGACAGGCCGGGATCGATAGCGCTGCTTCCATTTACAAGTCACTGCCGGGCTACTCCGGAGGTTTGACGACGGGTATAGATGCCGTGAACCGCGGCGCGGCGGCTCGAGGTGATCTAGGGGGCGGCAATACTTCGGCGGATACCATCAAGTATGCATCGGACTATGATGCCAACAAATACGGCAATTATCTATCCGCGCTGGCTCCGAACCTCGCCGGAGCCACCTCAGCCACGGCCGGCGGCGCAGGTGTTCTCGGCACGCAGGCGACATCGGATCTGGGCGTTGCAAGTCAGCGCGCGGGGCTGGACTATGGAGCTGCTACGGGCATCGGAAACGCCAATGCCGATGCTGCGCTGGCGCCTTACTCAGCCTCGCAGAACTTCTGGAGCGCATTGACGGGAGTTGGCAACATGGCGCTGAAGGCAACCGGCGTTGGCGGCTATGGCGCTCCTTCCCTGAAGGCCGCCTGAGATGGGTTTTCAGGGCCCTCCGGCGGTTGACTTCTACTCGATGCTATCCGGGCTGGGCGATACGATCGCGACTAACCGTGCCGCGCAGGCCAAACGCGATGCGTTCGCGGCGGCGACGACGCCCGGAGAGGACGGCAAGATTGACTATGGAAAGGCGATCCTTGGTCTTGCACAGGTCGATCCACAGGCAGCCGCGCTGTTTGCGCAACGCCAGAACCATGATGACACCCTGAAACAGCAGGCAATCGATAACGCTCGCAACACGGCGCGGGATACGAGCTCGGATTCGCACTGGAATTCGGACTATGCGCTGCGCAAGGCGGCGGCGGCTCGAGCCAATGATCCGACGCCGGCCGGCTTTGAAAAGCAGGCAGACGGCACTTACGCGCCGTTGCGCGGTGGACCTCAAGATCCGGCTTATCAGGCGAGGGTTGCTGAAGAAGCCGCGCGGGCCAAGGGCGAAGTTCCAACCATCATAGGAAGCGGAAGCTCGGTAATTATTCCGAACAAAGCCCAGGAAGGGGCCATCTTTACCAACAAGCCGCAGGATAGTGGGCTCAGTGACGCATCCCGCGATATCAAAGCGCGCCAGCTCATCAACGGTGACCAGTCGGGATTGACCAATATCGGCCGCGGGGCACAGGCCGGCCGTACACTGGAGGCCGTCTCCAACCGTGCCGCCGAGATCCTGATGGAAGAACAGGGAATGTCTCCGCAGGATGCCGCAGCGCATCTCGGCAAAAAGATCCAGGAGTTCAAGGCATCTGGCTTAGGGCAGGGGGCTGAAGCCCGCACCGCTGGCGTGCGGGAAGCCAACCTGAACCTGATCCTGCGGGCGGCGGATGCGGCTATCCCAGCGGCTTTACAGGCCTCTGACGCAGTATCCCGGACGGGCTGGGTTCCTCTCAACAAAGTCATACAGAACGGCCAGGTGACCGCCAGCAACCCTGACTTGAAACGGTTTGGCATGGCTAACCTTCAGCTTGCCGAGCATTGGGCAAGGGCCATGAATCCGACTGGCGTGATGCGCGAATCCGATCGTGACAAGGCTTTGAGCTTCCTGAGCACGGCGGACAGCAAGGAGACCTATCGTCAAGCGGTCGATCAACTCCATACCCAGATCGTCCGGGAGCGGGATGCCGTGAAAGGCGCCCCCGTCACGCCATCTGCGCCGTCATTCCGGTCTGGCGATGTCGTCAACGATCCATCACAAGGCAACCCTACGGGAAACCGCACCAAGGGCGGTATCGGCTGGAGCGTTGTTCAATAATGCCCATCCTGAACATAGAGGGACGGAAGGTCTCGGTTGACGACAATTTTCTGAAGCTGACGCCCGATCAGCAAAATATGACCGTGGATGAGATCGCGGCTTCGTTCAAGGATGCGCCTAAATCCGATCTTCAGCAGCCAGAAGTGGCGGATCACGGTCTTTCCGAACGCAAAAAACTGTCTCCGATTGAAAAGGCCATCAACCCGATCACGAGCTATCCTGCCACCTATGACCGGATTAACAAGGAGGCGCGACAACAAGTCTCGCATGGTGTCGACCAGTTAACCGCCGGTAACGGCGCTTGGGAAACGGCCAAGGGCGTCGGTAATATTGCGGCCGGAACACTGGGATACGTAGCATCCCCCATCAATGCGGCGTACCGCTCAGTCGTCGGCCAACCCATTGAAGATGTGACAGGCGTCCCACGCGAGATACCGGAATTTGCGGCGCAGTTGGCAACGCCTGGTATCGGCATGACAAGCCTGACCAAGAGCGAGCCGGTCGTTACGGCTGTTGCGAAGGCGGCGCCGTCGATCACGGAATTGAAGGCTGCAGCCAAGGCCGGGTACGATAGCCCGGAAGTATCGTCACTGGTTATCAAGCCGACCGCGATCAGCAAATACTCGGAAGAAACACAATCGGCGCTGAATAACGCTGGTTTTGACGAGAACCTTGCGCCGAAGACGTTTGGCATCCTGTCGAAGCTTGAAAAGGTTCCAGAGGGCGCGACGGTTACCGGCAACAATATCCAGAGCGTGCGGCGCATGCTGGGGAACGCTGCTGGCTCAACCGATCCGACTGAGCGCGCCGCGGCCTCCCATGCGATCGATGCGCTGGACGATCTTCTGCCAAAGGTTGCCCAAGCAGACGTGCTCTCCGGAGACGCCACGGCCGCGGCTAAGACGCTGGAGACGGCGCGGGGCAACTATTCGGCCGCAAAGCAAGCTGAGAAGATTGATAACAAAACCGTACAGGCAGAAGTGCGCGCCGCGGCGGCTAACTCCGGGATGAATGTCGCTAATACGGTCCGCCAACGCATGGCGGACGTAGTTTTGAAGCCGGCCGAACGTCGCGGCTTGCTACCGGAAGAGGTGCAGGCCGCTCAGGACATTTCGGAAGGCACGCGCGGGCAGAATATCTTGCGCGCGGCTGGCAACGCGATGGGCGGCGGCGGCGGGCTTGGGGCGGCTGTAACCGGCGGCATTGGCGCGCTGGCAACGCCCGGCGGCATCGGTGGATTGATCCCCATCGCCGGTTTCGCCATGAAGGCGCTGGCCAATAAGATGACCTTGGCACAGGCCGGAAAGCTCTCTGAAATGATCCGGTCCCGGGCTCCGCTCGCAAGCTCGTTCGAAAAGTTCGAAGTGAGCGCCAAAGCCTTTGATGCGAATAAAAGCGCTAAGACGATATCCGCCGCGGTGATCGCGTCGCGGAATCTATCGAATAACCTCAGAGCCTCTGGGTTCAGTATTTCCCCAACGGACCTGATGAAGGCTCTTTCGTCTCCAGGAACAAGCAATGCCGAAGATCAGCAATCCTAAACTCCACGGTGCGTAAACCAGCAAGATTACCACAACGCAATAGACCAGCAGCGCTCTTCGGGGCGCTTTTTTCATGGGATCGTCAATGATCAAGAAATTCTTCCTCGCGGGCGCTCTAGTCGTCGCATCGATCGCGCCAAGTCATTCTGCCGGAACCATCCCCTTTTCGCTCACCCAGCAGTTTGACAGCCTCGGGCACCCGCTGGTCAATTGCTTTTTCTATAGCATCGTGGCCGGCACGACGGCAACGGCGCAAAGCGCCTATCAGGACGCTGCACTCACCATCGCCCTGCCAAATCCGCAGCGCTGTGACGCCTCTGGACGCCTGGTGCAGATGTTCTTTGCGGACGGCTCGATCAAGATACGCATTACAAATTCGGCCGGCACCAATCAGGTGGTCGCCGATAACGTACAGGTTATTGGTAACTCCTCGGGTGGCGGCGGCGGCTCTCCGGTTGATCCAACCACCGTTATTGCGACGGGTGACCTCAAGGTTCGCTACGGCACAGGTGCCCTGACCGGATTTGTCAGGGCTAACGGGCGAACCATCGGCTCCGCGACTTCAGGCGCCTCCGAACGAGCCAATGCGGATGTTCAGGTGCTGTTTCAATATCTCTGGGATACCGACGCGAATCTTGTTGTCTCGACCGGACGGGGTGTTTCATCGGCGGCGGACTGGGCGGCCAACAAGACGATTACGCTGCCTGATTGGCGCGGTCGTGCATTGGCGGCCCTTGATGACATGGGTAACAGTGCAGCAGGGCGGCTGACCGCAACATATTTCGGGGCCACGGCTACGACTCTCGGTGCTGCCGGCGGCGCGGAGAGCAAGGCAGTCGTCACTGCAAATCTTCCACCTTACACGCCGGCCGGCACGTTTTCAGGCTCCTTGACTGCAACGTCATACCCCTTGGTCGGAAATACGGCGTCAGCGGCGCCGGGACAGAATACGATCAACGGTACAGTCACCAAAAGCATCGATTACAGCGGGTTTAGCTTTGCAGGAACGCCACAAGGTGGCGTCAGTACGCCAGTCGCCGTTGCATCGCCGATGATGCTCGCAACCGTGTACCTAAAATTATGAGCAATATCATATACTTATATCAGGAGTTGAGCTAGTGCAAATGGGCTCACTCGCGGAAGTTGCCCGCGGCGAAGACTGGATCGCGGTCAGTCCTTTGATTGATGATGACAACGAGGAGGTCATCCTGACCGATGTGGAAATCGTCATGTCGATCTGCCGGCAGGGATGTCCTGAGACAGCACTTCTGACGGCCTCCACAACCAACGGCAAGATCACGCTGCCTACTACAACGACGCTTCAATGGTGGTTCACGAAGGACGACACCATTCAGCTTTGCGCCGGCACCTACGACGTATTCTTTTACGTTATCATTGACGACATTCGGTCGCAGATCATTTCCGGAACGGTTCCGATTGTCGAAGGCGGGCCTGCGTCTTGAGCCAGTCCTATCGATTGAGGATTTCAAGGCCGGCGCTGAAGCTCAGAGTTGCATCGCGCATTCCGGCACGGCTGGAGGCGCTGAGCCCGATCCTTCTGGACCGCACGGGCGGGATTTATACATTCAGCTTTGACGAATCTGCTCTTGAGGCAACGCTTGGTTTCACTTACCAGCCGTTCGATCTCACGCTTACCGCGCTGGCTGCGCTCAATTCGACCGCAGGTCTTTTGGTCGAGACTGCGGCAGACACCTTCACCAAGCGAACACTTACCGGGACCGCCGCTGAAATCACCGTCACCAATGGCGATGGTGTGTCGGGCAATCCCACACTTTCACTGCCTGCGGCTATCACGGCTACCGGCAAGACCATCACGGGAGGGACATTCGACACCATAACCGCCAAGGGTACATGGGCGGTTAGCGGAACGTGGACCATTCCAGCCGTTACATTGGGCGGTACGGTCTCAGGCGGCGGCAACCAGATCAATAATGTCATCATCGGCACGACAACTCCGCTTGCCGGTACGTTTACTACGCTCGGAAGCGGTGCGCATACGATCACGTCCGCATCAGCCAACGCACTGACCGTTGGCCTCAACGGTGCAACTAACCCAGCGTTTATTGTAGACAGTTCGACCGCTCTGCAAACTTCGGGTCTTAAAGTTACCGGACTTGGTACCGGTAACGGCACGAATCTCAGTATTATCGATACCGCCACCGATTCTCCTATGGCGCTAAATGCCAAGGGAGCAGGCGGTATTTTAATAGCCAACGTCTCTACTGGTGGCATCACCTTATCGAGAGCGGTGACGCTAAGCTCCACCATCAACAAATTGACGCTGACAGCTCCCGCGACCGCTTCAACGCTGACCATTCTTGACGGTAAGACCGCGACGTTCAATAACAGCATCACGTTCGCCGGCACCGATGCCACGACGATGACGTTTCCGACGACGACCGCTACGATTGCGCGGACGGATGCGGCAAATACCTTCACGGGTCATCAGACAATTGAAGGCGTCACTTCGACGGGCGCAACGGGAACCGGAAATTTTGTCTTCTCTATAAGTCCGACATTCACCGGAACTCCGATTGCGCCCACGGCGGCGGTTGATACCAATACGACTCAGATAGCAACAACGGCGATGGTGCTGGCACAGGCGGCATCCGCGACGCCTCTAGCGAATAACGTAACGGCTGCGGTCGGAACATCGACACGATACGCTCGCGGGGATCATGTCCACCCAATTCCTAACCTGGCAGCGATTAATAACAGTGTCGGCTCTCCGGTAAACCTGAGCAATGTCGCCTATGTTGATGGTCCCAGTGTGGCTCAAGGCAGCACAGGGACGTGGTTTGCCTCCGGCAATGTGTCTCTGACGGCAACGAGCGGCGATCAAATAACCGCCAAACTCTGGGATGGCACAACTTTAATCGATAGTGGCGTGGTGCAGATCGCCAGCGGCGGCAGCGGCACCATTTCTTTGTCTGGTTATCTGGCAGCCCCAGCCGGGAATCTGCGGATAAGTGCTCAGAACAATACAGCCCTTCGCGGGACGATCGCCACCAATAACGGTGTCGATCAGAAGGGCTCCACCATCAGCGCATTCAGGATTGTTTAATGCCATATAGTTTCAACGACGACGGTTCATTGACGGTCTCGGGTGCTGACCCAACCGCGGCCACCGATAGCGCCCCGGCCATTCAAGCTGCGATTGATTGGCTCAGTACCAACTACGGTGGCGGTAAGTTATGGCTGCCGCGCCCAGGCTCCTACAAAGTAAGCAGTACGCTCGTTCTCAAGGGTGGCGTTGAGCTGCTTGGTCACAGCCGGGAATTAACATCGATAACAGTTGATCACGACATCGGGGTTTTGAATTTCGATGCAAGCTGCAGATACGCGGCTGTCCGCGATATCTTCCTGACCGGGTTTACAAGCGCTTCGTCCGGGTCAAATGCCGTGTCTGTTGCTGTTGGTGTCCCAGTCAATATATCGAGATGCAAAATCTGGGGTGGCAGTTCGGCCCTCTGGAACCGAGGCATCGACGGGACAATTGAGAATTGCTTCATATCCGGATGGGGTCTCGCGAGCATCCTGTCCAATGGGGCGAACTGGTACAAGCGAGTCAAGGCCGATACGTCAGGTCAGCCATGCCAGAATGGTTTCTATCAGGGAACGCCGCTTCCAGGTCTTGGGGTGATGGAAAACCACTTCGAACAGTGCGATTTCTCAGGGCAGTACACCAATAGCGTCTATATCGGAGATGGGGGCACGCAGACGGCTTATAGTGCGTTCAGCCTTTGTGTTTTCAGCGCGCCAATCAGGATGATCGGTGCCAAACATACGGCATTTGATAATTGCGCGATCGGATCGCCCACGTTCCAGTTATCCTCGGGAACCTGCAATATCGTCGGCAGCTATGGCTACTCGGCGATGAGCGTTCCTGGAGCTTCCAAGGCAGGCAACACTAATATTTCTTGAGTTTGTACAACCACATACTCTCGGCCGTAATCGAGAGCAGCTTGTGCAGCCTCCTCCCTGGTCGCTACGTCGTTTCCAAGCATGAAGTCTCTGCGTTTGACGATGTTGAACATGGCGCCTCCTGAGCGCGCCCTTCTACACAATACCTCAGTACCAGACAACCCATGATCGCAGGAATGCGGTGGGGAACTCGGTAATTGATTCAATTATAAGGAGAATTCAGTGACAGACCTGATCGCGCTCAAGTCAGCGAACGCGAAGCGCTGGGAACGCGCAAAGTTAACCCGTGGCCCTGAATTTATCCCCGTTGCCAAACGCTTAGTGGCAGCCAAGGAGCGCTATCAGACTATTTCGCTCAAGACCGGAATTCCATGGCCATTCATCGCCGTGACCCACCAGCGCGAGTCCTCGCAGAACTGGAGTCGATCTCTGGCACAGGGTGACCCGTGGAACGATGTTTCAACGCACGTCCCGGCAGGGCGGGGACCATTTCGCTCCTGGGAAGACGCGGCCTTTGATGCCTTGGTAAATTGCTCACCAAAGGCTTCTAGGAACACGGACTGGAGCATCGGCGGGACACTCGCCTTGCTCGAGCAGTACAACGGGCTTGGCTACTCCAAGAGAGGTCTTCCGTCGCCCTACATCTGGTCCGGGACGGATCAATACGAGCGTGGGAAATACGTCGCTGACGGCGTATTCGATGCGGGCGCGGTCGATAAGCAGCTCGGATGTGCCGGCCTCATTCTCGCGATGAGAGACCTTGATCCGACCATCACGTTCGGAACGCCTGTCCAGGTGTTCGATGCGGAATGGTTGCAGGCATCTTTGAACAAGCTCGGCGCGCTGCCTCCGTTGGTCGTCGATGGCATCGCAGGCGCAGCCACGCGCATTGCAGTACGTGCGTTCCAAAAGAGTCATAATCTTACGGTCGATGGCCTCGCAGGGTCGCTTACGATCGCCGCCATCACCGAAGCGCTCAACAAAATGGAGACGAAATGAACCTACCAACTACCCACCAACTCGCTGTAGTAGGTGCCCACGCCGCATCCATTACGGCCGGCGCCATCGCAGCGCTGGGGTTTGCCCATGTGATCTCACCCGACGATATCACCAACGCCACTCAAGCCGTCAGTCAGATCGGGGACGGCCTTGGCAAGGTCATGGCGGGGCTGGGTACGCTGTTCGGAATTGCCACGGCAACCTATGCCTTCTTCACATCAGGCCCTCTGGCGAGCCTCTTTAGGGCATCCAAGGCCATTGCGGCCGATCCTGCGCTTACAGCTCAGGTGCAGGCAGCTCCGCTTGTCCAGAAGGTGGACTTGGTGACAGTCACCGACAAGCTGCCAGAGGTGGCTGGCGTCGGAGCCACAAATACGCCGGCCGGCAGGGCGCTGGCAGATCTCGTGCCAAGCAACACAGTTCAGACCGTCACCACTCCAATCGCAAAGGCCGTCTAACATGCGGAAGATATTTTTTGTTCTAGCGCTATCGGTATCTCTCGCCGGTTGCGCCACATTCGATGCAATCACCCAAGGGTTATCCCTTGCGACAAAGACCATATCCAATCCGGTCACCAAGACCGAAGAGGCACAGGTTGAACTCGCTTTGGATACCGCGGTACAGGCTCTCCTGGCCTACAAGCGGGCCTGCGGGCAAGGTTCTGCGGACGTGCACTGCAAGGCAAACGTCGCCCAGATCCAGGCCTATACCCGGCAGATCCCGCCGTTGGTGGCTCAGCTCCGGACCTTCGTTGACAACAACGACCAGATCAATGCGAGCGTGGTCTACAACCAGCTTACCGCCCTTTATACCAACATCAAAGCCTCGGCACTCAGCCTTGGCGTCAACATCGGAGCTTGATCATGGACCCGGTACTTATCTTTGAACTGATCGAGAAGGGTGTGACGTTGTTGCCGACGCTGATTGATGCAGGGGTCAATATCACCAAGCGCGTGCAACAGATTGCTGCACTGGCGAAGGGCGGCGCTGATGGCACGATTACGGAAGCTGATCTCGCCAAGATCCGTGCGGATTTCGATAAGGATCTCGCCGATTTCAACGAGCCTATGGCCTGATGACCAAGGAAACCGAATCGGATGAGCCGCTAGGAAACGGTGATAGCCACTGGCATGTCAGTCGAGGCATTCCAGTGGCATTCATGGTGTCGATGCTGATCTATGTCGTTTCGAACATAGCCATCGCCGCGTGGTTCGTATCTGCGATGACTTCTCGGGTCGAACAGGTAGAGCGCGTGCAGATGCAGACCGCGCCGCAGGGCGAGCGGTTGACCCGTGTGGAGGAAAAGCTGGTCGCGGTTCAAACCGGCATCACGGATATCAAGGCATTGCTCCAGGCGCCGGGCAAGGTCTCACGGTGATGCGATGGTTGGTTTTTCTTGCGCTGCTGATCTCCGGCCCGGCGCTGGCGCAAGAGAAGGCCATCGATCCGACCGAGAACGTCAAGTCGCTGCAAGCGTTCGGTGATAAGCGGCAGGATGATCTTCGTGCAGTGGAGGGCGCGATAAACGAATTACGATACTCGAACATGAAGGAGATGATCTCTCTTCGTGCCGAGTATGAGGACAAGCTTAGAAACGCGGAGGCCAAGCGAATAGATGCGATCCGGCTCGTCGACAGCAACTCTATCTCTGTAGCTAACGAACGTGCTGTTGCTACGGCTACGGCGCTGGCAAAGACGGTGCAGGACAGCGCCCAGGTGTTGAGCGCACAGGCCACGAAGTCCGCCGATGATCTTCGGCAACTGGTTTCAACGACCGCGGCAGAGAGCAATCGAAACCTGCAGCAGAAGTTCGAGGACATCACCAAGCGGATATCGGCACTGGAGCAGGCGGGCGCAGAGGGAATTGGTAAGCAGAAGTTCGCAGACCCAGCACAGATAGCGCTGATCGATGAGGTTCGGAAAATAAGTCGGGCACAAAGTGATTCCGCCGGAGTTGGTATAGGACGCGGTGAAATACTGGCAGGGCTTGCGATTGTACTCACGTTGTTGATCGCCGCGTTTGTCGCATTCAGACCGAAAGGAAGATAGCCATGTCGTGCCTATCGCTGCCGTTTCTACAGGCCCTGATTATTCAGATCATCATAATCTGCGCGCTCGTAGCGGTCATTCAGTTGCTCGTACCGTGGCTGGTCAGCTTCACGGGGTGGCCGATTCTCGGGCAGATCATCATGATCATCCTGTGGGCGATCGTCGCGATCCTGATCGTCTACATCATCTTCGCGCTGCTTTCCTGCCTGCTGGGCTCTGGGGGTGGCCTGCACTTTCCCCGCTGATGATCTGCCACCGATCGGAAGGACACCCAGCATATGCGACCGCTGCTAGCGCTTCCACCCGGCTATAAGCCCGTCCTGTTCTGGGGCTTTGTGCTGATCGTCTTGGGAATGATGGTCGTCGGCCTCATGTACGATCCGGGTCCAAATCCGGGGCCATGCTAATGGACTATTCCCAGCAGATGGCCGATCTGGCGAACGCGGCGCTGATCTGCGAGCGGCATGCGATCATCAAGCCAGTGAACGGGATTCAACCTGAGTACCCGCGCTGGCCGAACGCTTGGGTTCATGCGGGATGCGAGAAGGTTTGGCGCTGGTTCCTCGAATCCCAAACGATCACGCCGGACGACAAGGATGATTATCAGGCAGTCGCGCGTGAGGCGCGGCGATTGCGCTAATGAGGGATGCCCTATGTACTGGAGATTGATGCGGCGAATTCGAATCTGGTTGGGCGTTCAGTGCGGGACATGCCATGCCGACCTGAGGCGAGTTAGAACTTGCGGCATTTGCGGCATTGCAATGACTTCCGGCAAACGGGCCGCACCACCACGTTCATGACCTATCATCGCGTACATTTCCATCGCCACCAGTACCGTGAGGATATCGAGATGCACGAAATCAAAATTGGCGACATTCACGTTCACCTACACGTTAAGCCAGATCATCAGGTCGTAGCCCTGCTTAACGCTGTCTTCCCACGGCTCGACCTATTGGAGAGTAACATGACCGCACAGACCGACAAGCTGATTGCCGACGTACAGGCACTGATCACTGAAGCCGTGAACGACATTACCGCGGCTATCGCCAAGGCCCAGAACACGTCGCCCGATCCGGCGATCGACGCCCTGGATGCTCAGGTCACAGCGACCACCCAGCAGCTCAAGGATGCGATTGCCACTCTTAATCCGCCGACCGCCTGAACCCGTGCCGGACGGATTCCGGCTCCTCCCAGACTTCAGGCCGCTGGCAGAAATGCTGGCGGCTTTTTGCCGTCACTGCTATCAAGAACGCTGTAGGCGGTGTGCCAGCCAGAATCCAAATATGAAGGCAGCGACTGGCAACAAATACAATACCAACTTCATTTCAAAGGCCAAGTTATAAAAATCGCATGTCATATTTCGTTCCTCAGTCACTGGGCCGCTGCGTACTTGTCATGATGGTTGCGGAATAAGATGTTCGACAACGAGTCCGCCAAATCTGTCGGCTCTAACTCGATAGTGTAGCGGCTTGTATTCGTCCACCAGCGCCTCAACCCAGATTTCCACGTCGATCGGAACATGTATGCCGAGTATCGCGGGAACGGCTGCGGCTGCATCTCGATAGACTCCAGTCTCGACCTTCAAGTCTCGCGGTGGGCCGCCGTTCACCTTTATTTTAAACATGTTATTCTCGTTCCTCGGTCATGCTATGGTCTGCTGCGTATTTGATTGTTGTAGCGGCCCTTGCAGGGTTAGTTTGGCTGGAAGACTATTTGTATAAACCAACTTGACCGATCCCGTTCTCACTCGCTCAGCGGCTAAGTTCGATCTGCTTGAGAGCACGGTAGTGGCAGCAATTCCGGATGGTCATCTTTAAGATGATCCCGGAGCATCGCCATATAGTTTGGGACGTGCAGCACTTCAATATTACCGGGCATCGTGGCGCTGTCGCGCTCTTGAAACCAACTATCCCTACCCGGACGAAGGTCTTGCCAGACTCGCCACCCAAGCGCTTTGGCTATCTCTAAATTTGCCTCGTTATCCATGCACCCCCCCCAAAAAAAAGATCCAAATATCCCCGATCGGGGTATAAAGGAACAAGAATGTTGACCGTCTTTCTTCCACCGCGACGGTCAGGCGGGATCGCAACACCATTCTAATCATCCATCCTTGATGGCAGGATTGAACGGCGCGGAAGCTTTATCCTCGTGATATCGGCAAAAATATTTTATGGTTTCGCTTCCATCAATTACCAGACATCTAACTGTAGATGTTTCTCTCGATTTGCATATTGTGCAGCGCGCCACTAACTTGAATTGAACAATCTCGTTCATGGTCTTTCGTTCCTCGGTCATGACGGCTTACAGAACTTAGCCTATCACGTTTCTGTTCTGCATTGCCGCTCAAGTTGTACTATCCCCCCTCCTATTGCGGAGGATTGGTGGTAGGCGCGGGCAGCGGTTTCTTGCAAATGCGCTCGAAATTCCAGCGCATGAATCGGTTAAATTCCTCGGGAGGCATGGCGGCTAATTTGGCGATCTTCTCGCGCGGCGTCTGTTCTTTATTTTCTGTATCGTCCATCTCAATCCTCCTTGCAGCTTTGGTGAGCGGTGGCGGTCAAGAGCGTGGCCCGATGTAGGCGTGCAAGGCTTCAATCAATTTCAGCAAAACAACGCCTGCGATCGCGCCGGCTTCAAATTCCGTGATTAGTGGTCGCGTGCCGTCAACGGCGTTAAAAATTGGAAAGCAGATAAGGGCGCTCATCCCAAGACCAAGAGCCTCAGCAAGTTTAAGCTTGGCAATAGTCATTGTCATCTTCCTTTCGTTCCTTGGTCACTAACGTCGGACTTTCCAGCTCGTATTGCAGATTCCGCAATGCCAACTATAGGCATTGACGCTCACTTTCCGACGCTGATCGCGCCAATGGAATAGGAAACACCATATTCGCTTCATGCCGTCCTCCTCCGCGGCCCTAGCCGCTTGTTGCCTGTTCCATGACGCCTAGGCGCAATCACGCAAAATGTTGCGAATTATGAGGCTGTCCATGCTCGGCACATCGTGCCGTTTGTAGACATCGTATTTCATCCCGGCCGGGACTTCATCGTCTGGCCTTCCTGCCAAGGCTCCTTCGTATATGTCGCAGGCCTGTGCCAAATAGATCTGTGCATTGACGCGACTGAGGCCGCCACGATCACGGGCTGCGGCTATCATCTGGCGTAATTCGCCGATGGACAGCCTGCTCTGGGTGCTCTTTTCGCTGGCCATTCTCTTGTTCATCCGCTTTTCCCGGTAGTATTCTGGATAAACCAACTTTGATGCTGCCATTCTCATTTCCTCAGCGGCTAAGTTCGTTCAAGAGGGCGGAATCTCGCCTTTGTCGTTCATTCGGTTGGTATCATCTACCGCCTTGCGGTAGCTGTCCTTGAAGTCCTTGTACGTCCGCGGCGCATCCCACATATCAAGGATGGCAGCGCACTTGTCCTCGATCGACATTGAATGCCATCGGGGTCCTGGGCTGATGTGCCAGCCGGTATTGCCCTTGTCGATCATATCGACGACACGAGCTTGGAACTTCTGTATTGAGGTACGCGGACACTTGCTCGGAGCGCCGCAGTATTTATCGCCGGTATTTCCGCAAACTTGACACTGGCTCATATGCTTCTCCTCCTTTGAACTTAGCCAACAGCGTTAGTGATGAAGCTCGGCGCTCTCGTCCTCATCGTCGGCATCATCGGCATCATCTTCTTCATCAATTAAGACCTCCGCGTTCGGGTACCAGTCCTTAGCCCAGCGGGTAGCGGCATCGATAGGCTCGCCGATTTTGCAGGTTTTGAAATGATCCGGAACATCTCCCTCGATTGGCGGCTGTTCCATCTTCCAATAGACATCGATCTGCCAGAAGCCCTTTTCGTGCAGCGAAATGACGGCATAGTCTTTCATGGGAAATCCTCACTCAGTAGGACAGGTGGAGGATCTGGCGGCGGTGCGGGGACTGCTCAAAATTACCTTTTGGCCTCAATGAGCTCCATGCGCCCGCACCTTCCGTTAATACCTTGATATTGTTAGGACGTTTCACAACTTCTTCCCCCACCATTGTTAAAAAATGACGCTGTAATCGTTAAGCTTTTTTAGCCTCGTCCCGCACCTTCCCATCTGGTGAGGGAATAGAAGTTCCGGGTTTGGACAGTTTGCCCATGTGCTCCGCGGCGAGCCGGCGCCGGTCAGCAGCCTTGGTGTAGAGGGCCGCCATCTGTCCCCCCTGCCATCCGAAGATCGCCTCCAGGGTCGCCACCGTGGCGCCGTTGTTCGCTGCGCGGGTCGCTGCGGCCTTCCTGATCCCGTGTCCCGACTTTGCTATGCCGGCGGTCCGGCAGGCCTTCTTGAACATATTGCCAAGCGATTCCTTGCGGATGGGCTGTCCCTTCTTGCTGGCGATGATCGATAATTCCCCCAGCGGTCCGGCCTCCAGGATCTCTGCTAACTCCGGCAACACGGGGATCGTAACCCGCGTGTCGTTCTTCTCGGTGTCGATCGTGATGACGCCGTGTCGGATATGCTGCTTGCCGAGTTTGGCCGCATCGCCGCGGCGCAGTCCGGTGAAGCAATAGACGCCAAACATAACACGTTCGCGCGTTCCTAGCTTCCAATAAGCTTCGTACTGCTCAAGTTCTTCTTCGGTCCATTCTGGAAAGCCTCTTGTCTTCGGCTTTCTCACTTTCTTTCCCGTGGTCGGATCTGAGCTGATGTGCTGGGCACCAACCGCCCATTTGAACATGCCGCGCATAGTGTCGAGGAAATGCCGGCCCGCGAACGCCTTGCGGCGCTCAATGCCTTGGTCGATCGCCTTGTTGGTGATCTTCGATAGTGGCTGATTGCCGCCGGTCTTTAGAACCCCGCGCATGATGTTTTCGCGCTGCTTACGGGTAGCCATTGAAAGCTCGGTCCATGCGGTCGTCTGTCGATAGAGCATCCACAGCCATTCCAACGAGCCCTTGAGGGCCTTCCCTGCGGGCTGCGGTGACTTGCCGTTCAGCGCAGCTTGATAGGCTTCCTCAAATTCCGTCGTGCCGTAGACAGCCTTTATGCGAATCCTCGGGCCTTTGCCGATGCGGACATACCAGACCGTTTTACCGTGGCGGTTGGTTTCCCGGTGAAGGTGGGGTGGGCGAGGGCGGGGCATGCCTATCAAAGGACCACCTCCGCCTCAGTTTCAACCGGAATCTCTTTTTGCTCACCGCTGTCAACCGTAATCGAACCGTCCGGCTTGACCGTCACGCTTCGAACGCGCAGCCCGGCGCTCTCCGCAGCCTTGACGGCGCGGCGAACCTGAGCCTGCGTGAATGTGACGGCTCTGCTCATATCCTCTGATCCGCAAGCTCTGCCGGCGATATGGCATCGATTTCGATCATGACTTGCCGCTGTCCGTCGATGCGACGGCTGAGAGGTCTCGAATTTGAGCGGCCGTCGCTTCCCATCCATTATTCGCGGCGATCTTCGCGCATTCCTCGATTGCTCCATTCCAGCCGGCGTTGAAGCCAAGATCGTGAAGCTCATCGCATTTCTGCAAGATCGGATTCGACGCTCGTTGGGAGCCATCGCGGAATGCTTTCTCAAGCATTGCTTCAAGCTCGGCGATGCGCTTGTCCTTGGCATCACAGGCATCTCGCCACATCTTCACAGCGTCGTTCACGCCAGCATCTCCCAAAACCACCAAACCAGAACGACGGCGGTAAACACAGCCATCGCCAGCCATATCCAGCGCCATTCCCAAACGTCGGACTTGCGGCCGGTCATGACGGTGGAAACGCGGCGTTGAACTGAGCTAACAACTCATCTGGATTCATACCAATCTCCTTTAGAAAGGCATCGAGTTCGGCACCTTCCAACTTCATAAAAATATCATCCGCCCCGCGAAGGCAGGCCCGACAATACTCGCCTTCCGGCAGGTCGTTGCCATTGGCGCAACAGATGCAGCCCAAGATCATCGGAAAGCCTTTCTTGGAAAATCCATCAAGACATTAGACGGTTTTGGACCAAGGCCATTCTGCCAAAGAAATATTTCGGTTTCGAGTGACGCCATGCGCTCGTAGGTAGCGCGACGTTGCGGCGAAAGTTTTGGAATAACGATCTCGGCTTCTGCCGGCGTCAGGTGCAGGTATGCTGTGAGCTGCTCGTCAGTCATTTTTCACTCTCCCCGCACAAAGCCGCTGATGCCGCCGCTGGCCACGCCGATCCATCCAGTCACAGAGTTCGCTGAAAAGAATCCACAGCACATCGAAAGGCAGCAACAGCAGCCACAAGACGGCTGTCAGGAGGAGGCCGGCGACGATCTTAACCCGGAGCGGATAGTCGTTCATGGCTCCACTCGTCGAGCGAGAAGAGCTAGAATTGCATCTGCTTTTTCCAGTAGCCGAGCTATCCTCAAACCAAAGACAACATCGGCCCAAAGCTTTCCGTTTTCGGCAAGTATGCCTTTTTCCATCAACAGATCATATTCCACGTATAGATCCGGGTTTATGATCCGAGCGATTTTCTCGCGGTTCGTCATGTCTCCACCATCTGTGCGCGCCGTTCCCATCTCTTGTCGTTCCATGCCATCCAGGATACGAGGATGATCACGACGTACAGTCCGATCATGAATGGGTGCGTCATGGCTGGGTTTCCGGAGCGGAGGAGGACTGCGCTACAGCCATTTCGATTGCATCTCCGCAACGTTGGCAGTGCCACTTACCGTCGAGGCTGATTATCGCGGCATGCGCGCAGCTCTCGCCCGTTACTGGATCTGCGGCGGGCTGTTCCGGGGGTGATGCGAGCGCGGCTAGATATCGGTCGGCATATCGTTTACCGAGCCCATCGAATGGTCGATTATCAGCCATAAAATATGCCACGATGATCTCGCGCAACGTTAATGGCTCGTAGCAATCTATCTCGATAGGAATATCCAGATCCCTCCCCCGCAATGGGGAGGCCGGTTGGGCGATGAGAACGGCTCTTGCTTTTTGATGGGGACATTCACCCATTTCATAAGCGCTCTCAGCATCCCTCGAATGCCCCATGCAGGTGCAGTCGGAAAAGCCCTTTAGGTTGGCGGCCTGCCGTTCATACGCGAGCAAATCCAGCAACGCTTCTCGCTCCCCACCAACCGCAGGCGTGGCAGCGAGAGCTGCCAGAACCGCAGCCCGCTTGCTCACATGCATCTGCATCGTGATCATGTCGTTGTTGTCGGGGATCTGGTGGGCGATCTCGTCGGCGATGTCGGTCGTGGTGCCCATGCGATTGGGCTGGCTGGTGGAGAGGACTTCGGCGTGGCAGTCGGGGCAGGTTTTGGTCATGACAAAAATCCCACACACAGAGCACCAACCACGCCGACGATAATGAGCAGCCAGCCGTTTCCGGAGGTGCTGTACATGCTAGGCGCAGGGCTGCTGTATTTGGCGCCGCTCTCAAGCAAAAGCCACACCACGCCAACCACAGCGACAATTCCAAAAAATGCAGTCATTTTATTTCCTCAAGCGAGAGCGTGTGCATTTGGTCATTTGGATAGTTCAACTTTCATGCTGATCGGATCATTCGCGCAGCGGCTAAGTTCGTTCGCCATTCGCGAGCGCGCGTAGCGCCGGCACGATGCGATCTAGATTGTTGTGCAGAAGGCAAAGCAACTCGCCCAGCTCCGGCGTCACGTACTGAGCCACCTCAACCGTCAGATTATCGCCCATGTGTTTGGCGGTGTACCTGACATGGTTAAAGTGGTCCGTCCCGTCCTTGTAGGAGTGAGGCTCTTCCTCAACTCGCCATTCCTCACGGTGCTTGGACCAAAGCAGGCGAAGGCGGTCGGCTAGTTCGATGTTGTTCACGTGACTGTTTTCCTCTCTACTGATGATCGTCATCTATCTTTCTTGGTACTTAGCCGCTGCGCTTCTGTTCATCCGTGACATTCAAGTTGAACTATACAAATCCTTCAAGCGAGAGCGACGAACGCAAACAGGAAGGTAAGGAAGAGGGCGATGGTCAGGGCTGTGATCATTGTCGTTCCTCCGGCTGTTGCCTAATGGCGGTCATGAAGACTTCTTTTTCTTTCTCCGAGAGATCGAAGAAGCCATGAATGACGGCGGAAACTCTTTTTAAGCTGGCAGCTTCATCGGTATGCGAAAAGCGCTCAGCGCCAATCCCACCAAAGGTTGGCAAAAGAGGCGTCAAAAGCGCCCGCTCCTCTGTCCAGCCCCTATCCAGGCGCAGCAGGAACGCGTCATACTTCAGGCCGACCATCTCTGCAGCTTCTGAAGCGGGCATGGGGCGACCGAAGAAAGTAATAACTCTACGGCCTCGACGGTTTCGCATTTGCTGCGTTTTGGTCGCCCAGCGGCAGTTTCCGGGCTCGTAATTTCCGTCATTGTCGATCCTGTCCAGCGAATGCTTGGGAGACGGCTTGCGGCCCATATTCTCTAAGAACGCGGGATAGCTGTTGAGCCATCGTTCGCAGACTGAGATTCCGCGACCTCCGTAATAGGAAAAGCTATCGTCCTTCGGGTCCGTGCATCGGCGGATAAAGCCGCGCCAGCAAGATAGTTCTGGAGCGACATTCCCGCGTTCGGCGTCGCCATGCTTGAAGCTTCGGAGGCCCAATTGGCTTTTCTTAATGCATCCGCAGCTCTTTGATTGCCGAATACTGCCCCCACGCATAATTTTTTCGTTTCCGCAGTCGCATCTAATATTCCAAAGAGAGACCGGTCCAGCGTAGCTGACGACATTTATCATGCCAATCTTGCGACCAGCCATATCAATTAGCTGCCTCATTTCGGAGCCCTCAACGTCATGGCAAGAATGAACGGATCTATTCCATGACTGGACCAAAAAGAAATTTCATTCATGCTGTGTTGTTCACGATGGTGATTATTACAGAGGGGCAAACACCAAATATCTGAAGGACGCTCAGAGCCTCCGGTTTCGCGTTTTCCATGCTCCAAACTCGCCGTTCGTATATGCGCCGCCTCAGTGTCGATGCCTCCACAGATGCAGCATGGCAAAGACCTAATAAATCTGAGATGGGCCTCATTCCGGACGCGCGGTTCTTTCTGGCGTAGCGTCATGCTCCGACCCTCTGCCAAGCCTGGAATTGATCGTCTAGTTGCTTCCAAATCATTCTCGCGGCATGGTTCACTCCGAAAGCCGAGCGAGAATTTACGCCACATAGAAAGCGAACGACATCAGCCGCATTGTATTCGCATGCTATCCAATCGTCGGCGTATTGCTCGCGGAGGAATGCCTCAAACACAGCATCATCGCAGCGGATGCCGGCCTGCTCAGTCGGAGGAACATCGCGCCAATCACGCTTATCGCGCTTGGCCCCTGCCGACTTGGGGGCAGACAGGGGCCGCGCATCAATGATGTTGTTGGATGGTTGGGGATTTGGCATCACCTCCTTTGTTTGAATTGCCTGTTCATCGTCACCGACTTGCACCAAGGCGACGATGTAACGAGAGCCAAGCGGAGCCTCGGCAAGACCCTTCGGAACGTCATGCGGATGCACAACGAAGCTGATGACAACGCCATCCTTTGTCTGTCGATAGGCGTGCTTGACACCTTCGAAGTGGATGGCGTTGGCGGTTGCTAGGTCTGCCGGGGTCATCGTTCTGCCTTGTCATATTTGCGAACCGCGGACTGAACCGCATCCGCTGTGAACTGCATTCTTGTCTTGCGAGCCAATCGACATGCGACCTCACGCCAGCATTGCCAGATGCCGTACAGGCGAAGCGCCTCATTGATGTCGATTGGCTCACGCATCAGGCGGCCTTCTTGGTAAGAACTGCCCGGCGATCAATGACCGCGGTCTTGAGCGTTTGAACTTGGGTGCTATCAAGCTGGTATTCCCGCCGCGCCTTCTTCTGCGCATCAGAGTTCCACCAGGTGCCGAGCAACTCAGCGTCATCGAACTGGGCGATGGCTTCCCGGCATTCGACCATGAAGGCGTTGCGCTCAAGCATCGGGACGGCCTTTTCTGCCGGAGCATCGTCGCCAACGTTGGTCTGTTGTTTGTCGTAAAGGGCGAGGCCGAACGGATTGCCGAATGTCATAAAGGCGCGCTTCATAGAATCAGTCTCGGCTTCCTTGATCGCGCTCTCATGAGCCTGACCAAGATCCCGGTCTATCCCGTGACCGGCGCCAAAGCCTTCGCGCGCCACGCCATTAATGATGATGCGAGACTTGCAGACGTAGGTGACGCCCCAGCCTGGAGCCTTCTGCTTGCCGATCTCGCGCTCTTTCTCGGCAACGCACTTCACGTCAATGGTTTCGCGGGTCCAGTTATCGAACCCGAAGATGCGATTGGCTTCTGCGATGACATGCCAGCCTTCGATATAGCTGACCCGACTTCCGCCTTGTTCGCGTGTTTTAACGCTGCTGGGAGAGAGCTTGGCAGCGAGTGCTGATTTGGTTTCGTCGGAGAACATCACGCTTCCACTTTCTTGGAGTCGTACTCTCGCATTGCGGCTCTAACCTTCTGCAAAGCCGCTTCCAGCACGCGCTCGGCTTCCGAAAGATTGTCCTGCGCGAAGGTGACGAAGTCCGGCTTGAACGGCAGCGCTTGCGCGTGTCTGATCGCCATGTCGCTGCCGGCCTCGATTAAATCCAGGTGGGGTTTCACGTCGGCATCCCAGATTGATAGGATCACTTCAAACCCTCCTGATCGCGCATGTTTTCAAGAATACGCTGGAGCGTGTATTCGATAGACTCCATACGCGCGTCGGCTTCGTCATTATCGTTTCGATAATCGTTTCGATCACGAACGCGGATAAATTCATCCAACAATGACTGCCAAGTGCTTCCCATCACGCGACCTCATGCTGTTGATTGTGATGCATGTTGAATGCACTCAAGGTCTCCGCGATAAGGAGCCGCATAGCCTCTTCTGCCGGCGCCGTAAGCCTTCCAGACGAGACAGCGCTTTCACACTGACCAATGAGAGAGGCCACGCAGATCGCCTGCCAGCCAGTGCTAGTACGTTGGTCCGTCGCCATTTCGAATGCCCTCCCAATTGTCGTCGATTTCGTTAGCGCTCAGCTTGCCGTCCTTGCGCTTCCACTGCGTCTCTTGTTCAAAGCCGTAGTCTTCCGGGTGATCGACGATCTGGCCGACGATCCGGTAATAGGCTTCTCGTTCAGATGCGGGAGCTGCCAGGATTTCTTCGCGGGAGCAGAACAGCAGGCTCAAACCGGCGGGGCGAACGTAGGGGGTGCAATGAGCTGGGCACATGGTCAAAGCACCAACAGCGCGAAGCCGATGGCGAATGCCAAGGCGATCGACATGGAGAAATCGAAGATTATTGCAGTCGACGAGTATCTGATCGTCTCGATGCGGAGCAGGGCGCGCTGGGAGGAGGTCATTTCAGGATACCTTGAAAGAGTGAGGAGCATTCGGCGTTAGGACCCAGGGTAAAGATATTCGGAGCGGACCCATTCCTCGCTCAGATCGTGCATCCACTTCACGAGCACGAGCGGATTGGCTTCCTGCACATCTTTAATGGCGCGGGTGACGCCAACTGCATTGCGACCGAGCTCTGGATTCCACGTTGTGACGAAATTGCCCGGAGCGAATTGCTGAGAAGTGGATGAGGCGTAGGGTTGAAACTGGTTGTCGGTCATTGGGTTGGGTCTCCCTCGCAGATGCATCCGGGCACAATGTGAAGGCATTGCTTTGCCTCACGGCACGATTGCAGGATGAAAGTTGGGGCTTCGCAGTTCGCGCGATTAAGGGCTGCCACAGCGTCATGCGCAGCCATGCCAAGTTCGGTCGGCGTAAGATCATTCCGCAGGTAAGGCAGCAGCGCTTTGCCGACTTCGATAAGCTGCTTGCTGGTGACCATTTGCGGTGTCCTCACAGGTTAATAATGAGCAGATACAGAGAGCCGTATGATCCGATCACGACGGCAACCGAGGCGGCGAGGAAAAGGGTGGTGTGGCGGGAAGTCAGGATCATCACGCTGCCTCCAGCTCAGTAAGAGCGAGCCACTGGACGCCCGGCACCTTCATTTCGATTAGGATCTGGACGACGCCTTCCGCGAAGTCCGCGAGCGATTTATCGCGAGCGTAGGCGGCGTCGGCGGCGTCGGCGGCGTCGACGTCGGCGGCGTAGGCGGCGGCGGCGGCGTAGGCGGCGGCGTCGGCGGCGTCGGCGTAGGCGGCGTAGGCGGCGGCGGCGGCGTCGGCGTAGGCGGCGTAGGCGGCGTAGGCGGCGTAGGCGGCGGCGGCGGCGGCGGCGGCCTGTCGCGCTGAGCGCGCGACTTCGTGGGCATCCAACGCAGATTGCCGAGTGCCTTCGATCTCGCAACGGTTCGCCGCATCACGCAGTGCCTGAACATGCTTCGGGTCTTTGTGGATCGAAGCAGCGGCACGCAGTGCGATCGGAACGGAAGTCTTCGTTGCCAGAACCGCACAGTGGGTTGCAAATTCCTTAGCGTCCAGATGACCCTTGCTGCCAAGTTGGATCACAGCGAGACGACGGAGGCCCTTGGCGCGCGCTTGATCAGACGACCAGCGAGAATCGTTCAGTCGGATTTTCAGAGAACGAAGCGAAGGCGCGACGCACTGCGGATCATCACCGTGGGGCAGGCCGAGCGCGTAGCACACGGCGGCCTCGACGCACATCTGACCCGGGATCGGATTGCCGACACCATTGACCAAACCTGCATCAACGATCTCGAGAAGCTTGATAACAACGTCTTTGGTGATTTCGGGCTGCATTTTTGCTTGATCCATCTACTGGGCTTCGATGGATGTAGTTCTATCACGCATTGTGATAATGTAAAGGGGCAAAACTAAAAATAATTACAAAATGTGATTTTTCTTAAAATGATTTGTGATCTGGGGCGGTGGGTGATAGATCTTTACAGCCACCTATGCGTGTGTCAGCTTTGTGTCAGTCAGGCGACGGAATTAGGGCGCATTGACCGGATTCCTGATCTGTTCTTAGTCGTTATTTGGTAATAAGTGCGGGGGTTTGGAATGGGAATACCCTTACCGTGGCATCGGCGACATGCTCTATTGCTGGCAAGCCAGCTGCCGGAAAACCCGACCGACGCTCATTTGGTCATTGAGGCCGTTGCGGAGCTGCTGGATACGTTCATGGCGACCGCGCCTGAAGAGACGGCCGACCGGAATAAAAACGTCCTACCGTTCGCCGCTAGCTAGCTGGAGAGGGGTTTCCTTAGCCTCTTCCGCTTCGACGCGCTGTCGAAGATCGAAGGACAGCCCTCTTTTGTCGCCTTCCCACAGCCAAAGCGGGTCGAACCCTGGTATCTTGCTGCGGAGCTGGAGGGCCTTATCCATTGGAACCCGACGTTTGCCGGTTTCGAACTGGCTATAGCCAGACTGCCCCCACCCGACTTGTACGGCAAAAGCGGTCCCTGTGCTGACTTTCTCGGCCTGACGGAGCCATCGTAGCCGCCTACCTTGCTCCGCGAAGGGATATTCCGACTCTTCTGTCATGATCCAATTTTGCAACACAAACGGTGACCGGGCTAATTTCTTTTTGTGAGTATTGACATTATCACACGCCGTGATAGATGTTTCGGTCATGATCAGAAAACTCCATTCCGTACAAGAAGTCATTGATGAGCTTGGCGGTTATGACGCCGTTAAGTCTTTGACCAATCGAAGCAGCCAGTCTGTCATTCCGACGTGGAAGTGGCGGAAGAAATTCCCCCCCAACACATTCGCTGTGATGAGGGCTGCGCTGTTGGCAAGGGGCGCCATTGCCCCGGCCTCGTTGTGGGGAATGCCGGAGTTGCAGATGGAGGCTACTGCCTCATGAGCAACGTCTATTTCCTTCAAGTTGGAACGGATGGGCCGATCAAGATCGGCTGCACAAAGAACGATATTCAGCAGCGCGTTCGAGCGATGCAACTGACTAGCCCTCACATCTTGCGGTGGATTGGATATTTCCCCGGTGACCGCGCGGCCGAACGACAAGCGCATCTGCTTCTGAAGAATAGTTCGCTGCGGGGCGAGTGGTTTTATCCGACCGTCGAGGTTTTGGCTTTTGTAGCGCAGAAGTCTCCGGGCTTCGAGCCCATAGTTGTCGAAAACAATCCGTTTCAGCACCCACCCCGATCGGCGGAATCACGCGCGCAACAGTCGAAAAGCATGCTCGAGCACTGGGAGCGGAAGCGCAAACGTCAGATTGAACGAGAGGGGCTGAACTCATGATCATACTCAAGATACTCGCCCTCTGGACGCTCGCTTCGTTCATCGGTGGCGCCATCCTTTGCTATTTCATAACGGTTTCAAAACGTGGAACCGCGAATCACTTACCGCCTCTGCCAGAAGGTTCCATCCTTGGCAAGCGCCAAAACAGGGCATTTTGAACATGGCGCAACCTCTACAGACGCGTTTAGCGATCACGCTATCCGAGCGCTGCAAAGAAACAGGATGGATGCCGAGCAACTTTAACGGTTTTCGGCTGACCTGCATGGCCTGCAGGAAATCGTTCCGGTGTTTTCGCATCGATGAACTCTATTGCGGGTGCTGCCGATGAAAACTTTTCTTCCTCAAAATCAATTCAATTCCGATGTGCACGTTCCCGTCGCATCGGGATCGGCTGCCGACTCGCCCCTGCCCCCCTCAAAGTCGGCGGCTGCTCTTTCAGTTTCGCCCGGCGATTTATTAGGCTCTCTACCCTCGGGAGAGAGTGATCCTTCAGTGATGCTGGATTGGGCGCCGGGCGAACCGGAGGCTGCTGTCGTTGTCAGGACTGCAGCGGCCTCCGACTGCACCTGCGGGAATTTGCAATTTGTATACGAGTGCATTGATGGAACGATATTGCATCGCTGCAAGACATGCGGTCGCAAGGCTTATCTGAGTGCGACGGACGACATCCCCGAGATTCTCCGCGGGCATCATGCTCTGAACGTTATCAGCAGGACAGCTTCCGACACCTCGGATATCCCGGAAATCTTCCGCGTGGCCAACCTGCTTTGCGAGGACGCCCGCATATTCACTCCGGACTATCCCTCGATCTATCAGGCGATGCTCGATCCGAACGCTCCACGGGCTTTTGAGGGCGATCCTACATGGGCTGATCCGGCGCCGCTTTTCCTGAAGGACACCGCATGAGATGGACAGCAGAAAATCAGACCGGAGATTTGGTCGCCGCTATCACCTACTTCAACATAAAGCTTCCGGGCTGGTGGTTTTCGGTCGGCGCTTGTCACGTCTCGGCAGATGCTACGGTAGCCCCAGACACGGCTGGCATTGATGATGCCTTGTTTCGAACTGGCGATAGTGAGGTGACCAAGTTTTTCGACAGCGGTTTTGATGTGGATCTTCGTCCGCCGGCTACCATGGCAGATGCTCTAATCAGAGCAACTAATTTAGCTGCTACCGCCCGTGACGCCTATTTCGTGAGAAGCCGCCTCTCGGACGCTATCGCGGCATTGTCTGATCTTGGATGTGCAGCATGACGGGATACAATCACGTGGGAATGCTCTGGACGGCTGAATATGATGCGCTCCTGACCAAGTTACATGGTCAGCCTGACGAGCCATCATTCAGCATTATGGCCGCTAAAATCAGCAATGAATTCGGGATAACGAAAACTCGAAATGCCTGCATTGGAAGGGCCCGGCGGCTAGATCTCGCCAAGCGCATCACCAAGGCGAATTCCAGATACACAAAGCAGACGCTTCCCAGAAAACCGAGACAGCCTCCAAAGCCCCGCCAGCGCTATTCGAACGAATCCAAGCGGATGATTACGATCTTCGAGAGCAGGGAAGTGCTTGAGCTTCAGTGCGCCGAGGTTGAGCCGCTGAATATTTCATTGCTCGATCTGGAAAGTTACCACTGCCGATGGCCGTATGGAGAAGGCCAGGAAATTCTCTTCTGCGGCCACCAGAAGGATGATGTCTCCAATTATTGCTTTCATCACCTCGCGTTATCGAAGCGGAGGATGACATGAAAGTTTCCCACCGCGTCACCGCTAAGGGCGAGCACGAAGCGATTATCGAACTTCGCTGGTACGCGCAGACTGGGACCTTCCTTGTGGAAGCGGTCGGCCTTGGAAACTCACCAGAGGCCGCCGAAACGTCAGCGCGGCTCATGCTGGGACAGGCGAGGGCAGAGCTCTCCAAGGCGACAACCGAGGAGCTCGCATGACCAACCAGGAACTAGACCGGGTCATTCCGGAGGCCGATCGCAGGAACTCTTTGGCGCCGATCACCTACATCATCAAGCTGCATGGGCCGCTGGCAAAGGCGCTCGAGGCCTATGCTGCCTCCGAATATCTGTCCGCCGAACTGATCATTCGTGAAGCGGTCCGAACTTATATCGGAGACGCTATCCGATGAGCAGGTGGTTTCGGGTCTATGACAACCTGATTGAAGACCCGAAGGTCCAGCGCCTTTCGGATCCGCTCTTCCGCGGCCTAGTAAATCTGTGGTGCCTGGCGTCTCAAGGCGAAGGTCTGCTGCCGCCGATCGATGACATAGCATTCAAGCTCCGCATCAAGCCAGCCCAGGCCCAGAAACTTCTCTCTGACCTCCGTAACGCCGGGCTTATTGTTGATGATGAAACGGGCACACATCCGCACAACTGGAGTGGAAGACAATTCAAGAGCGACGTTTCAAATGACAGAGTGAAACGTTACAGGGAACGGAAATGTAACGTTACAGAGACCGTTACTGTAGCACGCCCAGAGACAGATACAGAGCAGACTACAGAAAAGAAAGATGCCGTCGCTTCGCGTCCGGCCCTCGAAATTGTCCCATCAGCCGAGGCCGATTATTTCCGGCGGATCAAAGAAATCTGCGGGCCATCTGCTGGCGGCCTTGGAAAACAACTCCTGACGGCAAAAGACGGTGTTGTTCCGCTTGCTCGAGCTGTCGCTGAGCAAGCCTCCACCAAGCAAGATCCGCGCGAATACATCGGCGCCATCATCAAAAATCGGAAGGAACCCGAATGTCGTCCGGACCGATCGTTCTAGACGAGCTTCAATCTCTCGGAATACGCGCCAGAAACACCCAAGGGGAACAAAAAACCACATGCCCAAAATGCTCACATCTCCGGCGCAAAAAGACCGATCGGTGCCTCTCGCTGAGGATCGATCATGACGGCTTTGCAGCTCATTGCTGGCACTGCGGATGGACCGCCGGGTCTGAGCGCCGCGGCGGTTCTGTTCGCCACAAGCCGAAAACTGAGCCTCAGGACCTTGGATCGGCTGGGCGTCGGCTCCGGTACGGTGTTCTTTCCTGAACTGAAGCGGAAATCCGACGCGATATTTTTCAAATACCCGGTAGGCTGGAAAGCTCGATCCGTCCCAGAAAAAGCATTCACGGCGATGACCGGGACCAAGCCGGTATTCTGGAATCTGGCAAATGTTTTAGCTGGAGCCAGCCCGGTAATTTACATCACGGAAGGCGAACTGGACGCCTGTGCGTTGGTCGAAGCGGGGATTCCCGTTTCGCAGGTTCTGTCGGTCCCCAATGGGGCTGTAGAGCGTCCTGCGGAGGCGGACAAGGAAGTTCGTGGTTATGCCTACGTTTTGGAAGCCCTCGCTGCCGGGCTCCGCAAGACGAAGAAATTCGTATGGTGCGGCGATAACGATGCGCCGGGTTTATCCCTGCGTGCGGATATGGCGAGAATGCTTGGCCTCCCAAGATTTTGGTTTGTGGAATGGCCGGAAGGCTGCAAGGACGCCAACGATGTTTTAAAACACGAGGGGCCGGAATTCCTGCTCAGTCTCGTGACTGATGGCGCCTTGCAATGGCCGATTGATGGGCTGTTCAAGCTTTCGGAATTGCCTGATCCGCCAGCCATGACGTTGTGGAATCCTGGCTTTCCGGAGTGGGAAAAGAAGGTGTTTCTTGCCCCTCGAACTATGAGCGTTGTCACCGGACATCCAGGCCACGGCAAGACGCAACTGTGGACGCAGATCTGGTTCAATATCGTCCGGGCATACTGCGTGCCGATCGCGATTGCGTCGTTTGAGACCCGCGCCAAGCCTCACGTCCGTAGGTATCTGAGGACTCTTCTAATCGGGAAACTGGAGAAGGATTGCGACGAAGGAGAATTGGCAAAGGCCGATAAATGGATTGAGGAGCGCTATTTGTTCATGGTGCATCCGGAGGGTCGGCCATCGCTGAAATGGTTTCTGGACCTTGCGGAGGTCGCGGTTGTTCGTCACGGCGCCAGAATAATCCAGGTCGACCCATGGAACAGGCTGGAAGCTGCTCGAGGCCGTGACCAGAGCGAAACTGAATACATCGGCATGTGCTTGCGGGAAATACATTCGTTCGCCCACGACATGAACTGTCACGTCCAGATCCTGGCTCATCCGGCGAAAATGGAAGGTGCGCGCCGCGGTAACGCACCGGGTCTCGAGGATATCTCAGGCTCAAAGAACTGGGAAAACATGGTGGATCAAGGCTTCGTCGTTCATCGGCCGAAGATGTTTGACGGCAAAACCAGAATTACCGAGGCGGAACTTTACCACAAGAAGGCGCGGTTTGATGATCTCGGTTACCCGTGCGTGCTCGATTTAGATTTCAAGATCAGTCAGGGCAAATACGTTTCGAGGGATTACGCATGAAACCATACAAGCTTGACTCGATAAGCGACGAAGAAAAGGAACGCCAAAAAAAAGCCAAGGCTGACTACCTTGCGCGGCTGGAGGAGTCGAGGAAGTGGCTGAAAGAGTACGTGCGGCCGACGATCAATGGCTAAGTTTCAGGAAGGACTACGGATATGAGCGATTTTGATGATGTTCACGAATCTTGGAAGAAAGCCAAACGCGAATATGACCTCGCAGAACGCAATTTAGCTATGGCGAGAGCGCGTCTTACTGACGCTGATCGCTCCAAACAAGCCGAGTGGGATAAGCTGGTGGAACGAGCGCGGGTTAGTGCGACTGCTTACTAACGAACTTATCCGAACAGGGATAACGAATGACACGCAATGAGGCTGAGATGTTGGCAATAAAGGCTGTTGGCTTTGAATTCAGCGAGGATGCGCGCCGCCATCTAGTTATTCTGGAAACTCTCGGGATACTCAAGTTCGAGGAGCCGAAGACGGTCGGGAAGCTCATTGTTGAAATTAGTAAGACAGGCAATTCCCATCGAGAATTGCTGGAGTGGGTCGGAGTACTCAACGACGCCGGCCTTCAAATCATCAAAAAGGGGCAATGAATGACGAGCGAAGTTGAAATCTCGGATGATGGCAAAAAGAAGCACCAAAGCTTCAGTGCGCGCTGGGCTTTAGACGCGCTGGGAGGAATGGGCTCGCGGAATGTAAACCTGGAGGGCTGGGGAGCCACGGAGGTTGAAAGCCGCGAGCAACTGATCACACAGGCCCGGATGGCTCGCGACGGTCTGAATTCGGCAATCGAAATGATGATAAGTCAAATCATCGAAAAGGGGCAATGAAACGTGAGAGCAAACGACGAAATGATTCAAGGTTTCATGGATGGCTACGACCTCACCGCGCCGGAACCGTCAATTAATCGATCGAAAAGCTACCGTCATGGCTTTGCAAATGGGAGGGCTGACAAAACCAAAATATCCCGCGGATTTTCCTGCGCCCAGCTATCGACCATGGCGGATGTAGCGATGCTGCTGGATGAGGTACGCTAATGGCACGCGCAGGCAGGAAGCGCAAAATCAACGTAATCCGGGACGAGTCCGGAAAATCCCGCGGGGAGATATTCAATCCGTCCGCGATCTATGCCCAGCCACACCGGAGGGATTTGAAGCACCCTGACGCAACCGAGGCCGGATACCCGCTCGGGCGCCTGCGGTTGAATCGTTTGATCGATGCCAGCCAACTGAGGGCCGGCAACGAATACGCCGCTGTGGTGTACGCCTACGCCCGTACAATGGGCATCCCGCTCGGGTCTCCCCGGTCCAGTTCAATGAACGAATGCATTTCGTCGGGTTTCTATGCTTGGGAGGGCGATCGGATCAATATTGACCAAGAAGAGGCCTACAAGCGTATCCGGAAGGTGAAGGATCGATACGACGCCTGCCACAAAACCTTAGCTGAGCTGAGCAAGATGCACGGGCGGGGGAATAAGATCTTCTCGGCCCTGCGTGAAGTCTGCATTCAGGAGGCGGAGGAAAAGGGCCTATGGTCCGATCCGGACAAAATAGGTGATTTGCGGCTAGGGCTTAACGCCATCCATAAAACCTTGTTCGATCAGAGGCGGATTTGACATGGACAAGGAACTGTGGCGAAATGCAATTCTACTGATTTGCCCCGCTGCTGGAAACTCTCCGCGTGGGGCATTTTGCGTTCGGAGGCAATCATGAGCCTTTGCAAAAATCGCAGCGTTGGCCAGCAATTCTTGGCTGAAGAAGATCAGACCATGGAGCAGATCAGCCAGCTCATGGCTGCGAATGAGTGCTTCGTGGATACGAACGAGAATAATTGGCGATTTGATCCGGTAACGCTCAGGTGGGTCAGAG